TTCGTGGTGTTCGCGGCCGGATGGGGGAGGGGGGGTGCCCCCCGTCACATAAATTGTGTGGTGTGCATCTCGTTTCGTTGTGTTCCCTGTGTTGTTTTGTGATGTGGGTCCTACTTTAGGGGATCCCTTACGCTTTAAGGGATCCCTTATGTTCGCCTCGTTTTGTTGCCATGGTTTTTTTGAACGCCATTGTTGTTTCACGCTTTTGAATGTTTTTGCATGTTTTTGTAACATTTCTTTTGTTTTTATGCATTTTTGTGCGTTTGTGCGTTGTGTTGCCTTTGTGGTATGCGTTGGCACTGTGCATGGTGCATGGTATTGGCGTGCATGTCATGCATCACATCATCATCACATGTTCATCATGTTCATCATGTTCATCATCATGTTCATCGTTGATCATCATCATGTTCACTGTTCGTTGTTTGTTGTTCAATCATTGAACATTGATTGTTGATCAACGTTGATTATGATCGTTCGTTGGTTATGTGAACGTGAACGTGAACAGTGTGGGAGTGGATGAGTGGATGGTGTCCACCCTTTGTGGCGTGGTGTATGGAATGGCGGTGGTGTGTGCTGTGCTGGTCTACCCGACCCGGTGTGTGTGGCCCGTGCCCCCGTCCGTCCCAGTGCAGTACTGGTGAGTACTGCGACTCGTGTCGTGCGCCGTTCGTTGCCGGGTGTGTGGTGTGAGGGTGAGTGTCTCTCTGTACTCCTTTGTGTGGTGGGGTTCCCTTGTCTGCGCCCTCCCCGGCGTTGGTGCAGGGGGGGGCCATCGTGGATGGCGGGGTGGCGCGACGAGGGGGGGTGACATGGTATTGAAGGGCGGGTGATGTGATGCTGTCTCTCCCGTCTGTTGTTGGCGTCCCCCGTCTTGTTCGCGTGGTGGTCCTGTTGAATGGCGGGGGGGGCGGTGCGGTGCGGTGTCCCGTGTTCGGATCGGGTCTGGCATGTTGTATTGTCCCTGCTCTCCCTTGCATGCCCTACCCCTCACTGTGTTTGCTGTCACAGCATTGTTGGTTTAGTGTGGTGTCTTTGTGACAGGGTTGTGTCATTGTGGGATAGCGGTGATGGTTTGTGCGTGGGTTGGAATGGCGGTGGGGGATGGTGCGTGCGTCTTTGCTTCAGTCCATCTTCTTCGTCTTTTCCTCTTCCTCTTCCTTCCTCTCTTGTTGGTGTTCGGGGTAGTGCGCGCGCAGCCATGCGAGCACGCACGTTATCCCCGAACACCATTATGTTCTCTCTTCCTATTGTTTGCTCCTCTTCTCCTCCTCCTTCTTCTTCTTCTTCTGCTCCCCGCCTTTCTTCTGCGTGTTGGAATGGCGGCGGGGGTGGTCACCATGTGTTTGAGTGTTCGGTGGGCATGACGGCGATGGGTAGTCTGTCTCGTTCGTCATCGTTTTTTTGGTAGTGGCGTGTCCTGCCTTTACCGTGTCGTCCGTTGCCGCGTCTGCTGTTGCATTTGGCGCATAACACTCGTCCGTTGTCTGGGTGATTGGTTCCGCTTAGTGATGCTGGGATTATGTGGTCGGCTTCAGCGCTGTTGGGTTTGCGTTGTCCGTTGTTGTTGTATTGGAGTTTTACTCCGCATGCTGGACAGTGTGTGATGCCCATGGCTTGTGCTCGTGCGAGTACTTGTTTTCTGAATTGTTTGTGTTCCCTGGTGCTTGTTCTGCTCACCGCTCTTCTTCCTTCTTTGCTCTTTCTTTTTTGTTTGTGTTAGGTGGTGGCGCGTCGCAGCGTCAGCGAGACGAGCGCCTCCACCGTCTAACACTACTCTCTGCTTTTCGTTCTCTTTCGCCCCCCCTCGCTTTTCTCTCTTCGTCTTTTGGGTTGGTGTGTGTTGTGTAGTGCGCGCGCAGCCATGCGAGCACGCACGTAACACAACACACACCCTTGTTGTTTCTGGGTTTGTTTCTTATTGGTTGTGTGCATACCGTTACACGCAATGCTTGTTGCATACCACCATGACGGTATCGTTGTCTCCATCACACACTGTTCGTTGTTGACGGTAACAGCATCCCTCTTTGAACACTGTAAATTCTTAATTACGTTATAACACGTGTTTCCTAATTAGACACTGTCTAGTTGTGTTAGACAGTGTCTAATTCTAGTACTCTTTTAAGAGTACAGGTTGGGCCCAACACAGTGGCGAGCCCATCGAAAACACCCTGCGGCGCTGACGCTCGCTTGCGTCGCTAGGGCTCCTCAGCGGCTGCGCCGCAGATCGTCTTCGACGATTCGTCTACTCGAGTGTAGCATACGGGTCCAAACGCGTCTACCAAACCCATGCCATCACACGAACTGCAACACGGACTATTCGTTGCAATACCAACGAAAACACTCCGGCAGGAAGTCTTGTTGTAAGCCGGAAAGTGTGACGACACGCACCAACATTGCAGTAACACAAACAGGTGTTTTGTCCCTAGAACGCCAGTTGCTAGCAAACAACCCACATGCGTAGAAAGTAAACGGGAGGTGAACAAGATGAACGGAAGGTTAACGAAAGCTGTGAAAGGATGGTGCCGTAGTGACCGGCACCATCACCCGCCGCCCTTCAATCATTCAAGACATGACGAGGCCCCATCTCCTCGTCGAAGGTGGGGCCTCGTCGTCCTTAGGTCGGTCGGGTCAGTAGGGCCAGGTGAAGCGGTGCAGCAGAGCATATGACTCAGTGTCCATCTCCTCGTCCTTGAGGGGAACGACAGCGATCTCAAGGTCAGCATGCGCGAGATCAGCGTCCCTGGCAAGGTGAACGATGCGAGGCCAAATGGATTCGTCGCCCATCGCATACTCGTAGGCGTCATCCCATCCGTCGGGGACGTCCAGCGGTTCAATGGAGCTGACACCACAATCGTCGGAGACCTCGTAGAGGGCCCAGGGCTCTCCGGTGCTCGGGGCGTGAACGTGGTAGACGGCGCCGAGCTCGATGGTCTCGAGGGTCAGGTCCTCGGTATGGTAGATGGCGGCTCTCATCTTCTCTTTGTGTGGTTGTCCTGTGACAGGCGAGCCACCAACCGGCCAAGCTACCGGGGGTCCTGCTGATGCCTGGACCGGGCCCCAGCGGCACTGAGGCGCAGCTTACACGCATTGGGTGTTGACGGCACTCCGCCGTCCTTCTATGATAGACACACCGCCGAAGGACGGTGCACACAAGAAAGAGAGGATGGAACACGAATGGGCAACGCACTGGACGAGGGGATGCTCATCCGACACATAGACGTGCGTAGGGTTGTGACGTCGTCAGACGACTCCCCGGCCCGGCTCGCAATTATGGTCGAGCATATGGACGGCACGAACTACATGGTGAGCGTCGCCGACAAAAAAGAGACACCCGAACATTTGACGACACTACTCGCCCATGTCTCACGTGGCGCTAACGCGATGATCCGCTCCCTCGACATTCTTCGCACTGCAGGATATGTGGACGTGCACCCAGTCGCATTATTGGGCAGGCAAATCGTTTTTGGTCTGGACCGTGTCACGCTTGAGGTTGAAATCATTGAGCATCTTGACGGTGAGATCGAGTGCGGTATCAGCGTTGCTAGCGCGAGTGTGGAGAATGCTGAGGAGATTGGGGGTGTATTGGAGGAGAGCGGCATTAATGTCATCTGAGATGGTGTGATAGAGGTTAACAATCAACCCACTCAACTTGATTCGAGCTTGACTGGAACGGGGTGTCCGTTCCTCGAGGGTTGGAGGGTCTTTTCTATCCGACTGGCATCGCATCCTCTGTCTCGCGATCACGCGGGATGGAGGATGTGACCGTATGTGCCCCGCCGCCCATCCGCCCTTCATGGTGTCCTGGGGTGACGGGGTGACGTGTCGGGAACCAATACCTCAGAGTGTGGCGTACGTCTCACTACGGGAGGGTGGACAGGTCGCCGTCAGGGCCCTAGAGTTAAGGCATCGGGAGCAAGGCAGTGCCCGCCAGGCCGAGGGCGGACGCCCCGCAACACAATCCAAACCATCGCAGAGAAAGAGAAGAGATCATGAGCATGAGGCATGCGGCACCGAAGCGCACCAACGCCGCGACCCGCCGCCCTTTGAAACGGAGCAGCGAAATCATCCTCGCCGCCATCATCTACCTGACCGCATCATGCTTCGCGGTCGTCGGGACGCTCTGCGTCGTGGCGGCTATTTGGACCCTGTGGGGGACGCTGGGGGTACGGTAACCCCCCCGCAATTCCGAGCAGCACAAACACGAAGGAAGAGGGGGACGTACTGTGTTTTACGACGCGCATTTCACCATTGACGTCACGAATTGGTCGAGGGGTATTTGGTTGGACGGCACTATGCAGATAATGGACAGGGAGGACATTCTTCTGTCCGATCGACTTATCCCCGCTTACTTCCCCGGATTTCCGGACGACCGTCGTTCTGCCAATGAGGGACTGGCTTCCATGCTGGCTGTGGCGAAAATCTACGACCGTGTCCTTAGTCTGGCCGATGAGCATGGTCTTCATATTGATGAGGATGAGTTTTCGACTTTGGTGGTGTCGTCTGGCGGTGCGACGATTGGCGCCATGACGGTTGCTATGAGGCGAAGCGGCGTCGAACTGGACGTTGACCCGCTCATCGAGGAGGACGCCTCGAAGCGTCCCATCTGGGACCACTTCGTGGATGATCTCACCCACGATCCTGTTATTGAGCATTCTCGCACCCTCGTTGGTGACGCTACTGGGGTAAGGCCGGCGAAGCTTCTCACACACTCGGCGCGATTCCACATTTATGCGACGTCGATTGGTGAAATGACGTTCGTTTCCGGTGAGGCCGCGTTGACCGTGGACAATATTGAGACTCTCCGCTGGGGAACTAATATTGGTGTAGTTCGTGCTGAGAACGTTGCGGGTAAGGTGCAGGAAATGTTCGATCGTCTTGTTGAGGGCGCCTCGGTCATGGAAAGTCTCGTTTCGGCGGCGACCGCCTGTGGTATTACTCTTGCAATGGCGGGGGATTCTTTGATTGTCGCCTATTTCAGTGGTGAGATTATTGGGCAGATTGTTGTGGGCGCGAGCAGGAATGGTGTCGAGCTTACCCCTGGCGCGTTGGATTCCCCCGACCGGTCGGACGCCGTGGAGGAGGTGTGGGGTGAGTTTTGTACTCGAATTCGGGAGATTCCTGACAGTGTGATCGTCTGACATCATCGCAATTCCATGAAGAGGAGGAGAGGATCGTGTCATGGTTTGAATATGATGGCCCCAACGATGAAGGGGTAACCGATCGGGATGTTGAGATAGGGGTTATTCGAGAGAATATGCCGCCCGCTACTTCATGTCATTATGATGTTGCTGGCTTTACCGTTATGATTTGGGATACCAAGGCTGGTGTTATTGAGACGTACGTGTTTGATGATGGTAGGCCGACGGCGTGGTATTTCGGTGCGAAAGAGACGATGGCGGATGCTTGGTGGCGGAAAACTCTCACGGTTGGTGAGAATACTGGGGTTGCGGCTAGGTGGATTTGCAAACGCGTCAAGTGGCGTGAGGTAGAGGGGGAGGGGGCCCGTCTGGCATACGATTTCATTCTTTGTCTGGAAGAAATGCGGGGCAGCGGGAGGGGTTCGCCGACGTGGGAGCTTGCTCTGTCTGATGCTAGGGACAGGCTTGCTGATCTGTGTGATTTGGCGGGCGTGCCGGTGGAGGAGGTGATCGGCTTCGACGTTCAACCCCAACACCCATCAACAGTAAATAGTAGTATTCGTCACAATATTTAGGAAGAGAGAATTATTATGGGTACAGTTTTCGGAACGGTTATCGCCCAGGCGGTTCGTGAGTGGAATAATGACGGGCGACGTCATGAGTTCAACGTGCATGCGCCCGCCCGTAGAATTTATGACGGCGGCATTATTACTATTGGCAGCACTTGCCGCATTGTGGTCGCCGGTGACACGGTGAGAGCGAGGTCCATTAAGCGAAAGAGTGCCGCGATTCTTCCGGAGAGTGTTGGTGAGTTCGTCCACCGCGCTTTGAATGTCGCGGCGAACCGTAGTAAGGCGACCGGCAATGAGTGACCCCAATGTTGACAAGGCGGTATTCGCTTTCCTCGCTAGTTGCATTGGCGATTTCACCCAGTGGCCCCAGTGTGAGTCTGTTAACTTGTGGGGTGACATTAACGATGATCGTCTTTATGGGGTTCGTTTCGAAGTAAGGGCTACGAACCTTGCTGATAAGACCAGATTCAAGATCGTTGTCACGAAAGACGATGATTGGCGGGTTCGTGTTATTCAGGTGGCGAATCATATTCGGTTGGATGGTGTCGACGCCGACCGGGAACTCATCGTTCACGCTGTGAATCGTTTCATGGAGCTGGCTGGCATGGTGGAGGAGCGAGAGTCGTGATTGACGGCGAGCTGCGCCCAGTCGTGACCGAATTCGTCGTAGAGATGCTTAATGATCTGCGCTGCGAATCCATCCTATTGGATACGGGCGAGGATGCCATAGTGGGCAGTGATCTGCCTGTCCTCTACTTGGACGTTACCGGGAAACGGTATGGGTGCACTCTCAACATTGTGGAGGGCGAGTACTCGGTGAGCATTCGAGATCGCGGCACGAACGAAACAATATCAACGGTGAAGGGAAGAGAAAAGGCATGGGAGCTTCGGAAGCTGCTCGACGAAATCAAGACAAAACTATGGGAGGACAAATGATCAAGCTATTCGATTGGGAATTCCTGAAGCATGTCACCGAGGCGTGCAAGAATTACGCCAGCGAGGGTGGGAATGATTCTCTTGGCCTGGAAGTAAGCGCCTGGAACAACAGCGTCCACATTGTGGTCGCATCACCCGGGCATAGGTTTATTTTCGAGGCGGATACTGTTCGCGGTTACAAGGCGACGATTTTCGAGCAGACGAACCGCTACTGGGGCCCCATGTTCGACGTCGGCTACACGTTCGACGGCGACGAGATTATTGATGCTTTCAATAGTTTTCTCGCTGACGTGGGGGAGGAGAACAATTGAGTGTTGAGAGGATTGCGGATTACGGGTTCGCGCCCCCGGATGGGGGTGTGCATTATGATTGGTTCGCTGACAGGATTATTGACTATTTGCAGTCTAGGTCGCCAGAGACGCCTCCTCGTTTCTTGTGGACGACTTTCTTGACGATGGTGTCCGCCCCGCTGTCTGCGAGGACTCACCTGTCCGCGAACGCGCAGAGTATGGTGCCGTTGACTTTGTATTCGCACTGCCTTGGGGCGTCTACCCTGTCGAGGAAGACGACGGCTCAGTCTTTGGTGCGCGGGTTTTTTGAGGATTGCGTGGGCGCGTTCAGGTGGGATTCGTCAAAGCATTTGGTGGCAGTGCAGGAGTATGATTCGGCACTCCGCATTCTGTATCGTCGCCTGGAATCCCTGGAGAAGAGAAGCAGCCGTGTCGATATTGATGAGTACCGTACGGAGCGGGAAGATATTAATAATCGTATCACCGAGCTCGAGGCTGATCGTAAGGATTTGCTGAATACTATCGGCAATAGCCCGTGTGAGCGGTCTCTTATGGCGAATGTTTTGTTCGGGTCGAATGTGACGGCCGAAGGCTTGAATTTGCGGATGGCGCAGCGGCCTGGCGGGGCGTCTATTATGTTTGTAGACGAACTGCAGAACATGTACTCCGCGTCACAGGGTGAGGGTTATCGTAGTGGGCTCATCGGATTCCTGACCGACGTCTACTCGGGAAAAACTGTCGAGTCCGTGCGTGTCGGCGACGACGGTGTCAGGCGGGCAGACAGTGAGAGAGTTCCTCATTCTCTTGCTTTCTGCGGCACCGGGATTCTCGGCGACGTAGTCGATAACATGTCTCAGTCTTTGTTTGAGACTGGGTGGGGACCGCGCATTCTTTTCGCATTGGATGAGGAGGACCGCCAGTCTGATCCGTTGTCTTTCGGATGGGTTACCGACAATCGTCAGGGCGCGCATGGTGGTGATGGTTTTATTGAGCATGCTTCCGAGCGCATTTCAACAATGCTGGGGATGATGCAGCACGAATTTCGTGGTACTGTCACTTGCGCCACCGAGTTTTGGCCTGTCAATACGCCACTGACTATGACTGTGACCGAGTCGGCCCGGAATGTTTGGGTTGAAACGATGCGGGGTTGGTCTAGGGGGGCGGCCCGCGAGTCGCCCTTCCAGAGAGCGGTACAGGCGGTCATTGACCGTATGGGGAATCATATTATGCGTGTTGCCGCTATCCTGTCTCTTTTCGAGCAGCAGATGAGCGTGTCATCGTCCGCAGTACGGAAAGCTTTCAGTTTGGCCTTCGATTTCTGGCTTCCCGACGCACTGAAAATGATCGATTATGTTTTCGTTCCGGATTTGACGCGTATGGTGGATGATTTCAGTAGCAACCCACCTACCGAGACGCGCCTTTATCAAGTGCTGGAAGCGAAGAATCTGTCCCCGCGGAGCGTTGAGGAGTATCGGCAGTATATTCTTCGTCGGGGCGTGAAGTTCCGCACCGAAGGTGCCATTGTGGATAATAATCTCGTGGAGGCGATTCTGCGGGATCAAATAGCTGAACCGTCGTACAGTGAGTGATGTTTTCGGGGTGCGTTTCCCTGTGATGGTAGCGGCCAGTGTCCGCTCCATCACAGGGTGGCGTGCTACTAACGTAAATTTGAGTGATTTTGCAGCCTTGTGTGAGGCGCCCTCGAAATGTGAGAAGAATGATGCTCCAGCTTTTTTTGCTGGCATTCTTTCGGGGGGTAGACGGCAGAAAAGGAATTTCGTGTCCCGGTCCGCTATTGTTTTGGACGCGGATCACGGGTCGCGGAAAGATTTTGTCGGTGACCGTATGCGTGCGGCGAATCTTGCCGGTATTGTGTGGGAGACAGCGTCGTCGTCTTTCCCGTCTCCGCGTTTCCGTGTTGTCCTGCCGTGCACTCGCAGCATGACCGCGGGGGAGTGTGAGGCGATCGGTAGGACGTGTTTTAGTGTGTTGGGGCCGGTGTCTCAGTGGGATGGGTCGTGTGCTGAGGCGTCCCGAGCTTTTTTCCTGCCGTCGCATCGCCTCGGCTTGAGGGTGCGTCATTGGCTCATTGACGGTGCTCGTTTGAATGTTGATAAATGGTTGGGGAATATCGGGTACGAGGAGAAAGACAGTGCCGTTTCTTTGTCTTCTGTGCCCGATGGTGGCTATGGTGGTGTGATTGGGGAATTCAATTCAAAGTATAGTTTTAGCGATCTCGTTGGTTTGTTTGGTTGGCCTTACGAGTCTGTGGGGCGACGATGGCGGTACGTGCGGGGGGGTGATACGGCTCCGGGTGTGACGATGCTGGACAGTGGTCTGGTCTACTCGCATCATGCGGATGATCCGCTCGCGGACGGGCGGGCGCACACGGTGTTCGATTGTGTGAGGTTGCTGGAGTGCGGTGGCGATGTGGGCGTGGCGGTGGGTGAGGCGTTGTCTCTCCTCCAACTGGAGATGTGAGCGGGAGCGCACTTTCGTGGGTTGACCGGAGAGCATGTGGTCTGCCTATACTAGAGTCGTCACCGAGAGACGGTGACAGTACAGAGAGAAGAGGAAAATTATGGACACTGTCGCTCGCCGCAGCACTCGGGACGACGTCATCATGTTCGACATCATCCCCACGCTCGACCAGATGGACGACTACGATGTTGCTGCCATCGCCGACGATGTGATCGGACAGTATTTCTCCTCCACTGGCACTCCCTACTATGTGGTGGACGTTGACGAGGACGCCTACTGGGCCGCGGTGGAGCGTCACGTCATCGCCCATTGACCACCATGACGAACCCTGCCCCGTCATTATCAACGGGGCGGGGTTAGTCATATTGGAGAGGAGAGGGCAGATGACATGCTTCGTGTTCATGCTCGCCATTTGTCTACTAGTAATCGTTTGGACGAATTTCAATGATTAACATTCGCCCCACTGGGGCACAGGAAAGAGAAATCAACCGCACCATCACCGCGATTCGAGATGGTGGTGGTGCTTTGTTTGCTTGGGAACCGGGCTGCGGCAAAACGTACGGGGCAATCTGGGTCACGCAAAAACTTGGCGCGAATAGGCGGGTTATTGTTGTGTGCCCGAAGCGTGTCATCCCGTCCTGGCAGGCCAGTATTAAGACCATCACGGGGCAGGAAGCGAAAGTACTGTCTCGCACCACTAAGGCGGGGCGCGTCAACATTGAAAGCATGCTGAACGGCGGAGACGGTTGGTGGGTCATTAATTTCGAGCTATTGGTCTCCCTGCAAAAGGCGGTAGACGTGGGGAAGTGGCCGTCCGCCTCCTTCTCGAAGAAATCGTTCGATATGGTGGTCGTGGACGAGGTTCACCGTATTGCGAATCACCGCACCCAATCTTTTCGAGCCGTGAAAGCGTTGAAGTCAAGGTATCGTCTCGGCCTGTCGGGCACGCCTGCCGGCAATAAACCCGTCAACATTTACGGGGTACTCAAATTCCTGAACCCGGATAGTGTCGATCATAGTTTCTACCGGTTTGCGGACGAATTTTTTGTTTCTAAGATGAATCCTTTTGCGGCGTCTCGGTATGCCAGGATTTATGGCGGCGAGAAGGATCCCGGCGCTCTCCGCGATTCCGTGGGTGATATTTGGTCTGCGATGCGGGGGAGTGAGGTTTTCGGTGATCTACCTCCCGTAAATGTTCAACGTGTCGTCTGCGGGATGCGGCGTGAACAGAAGAGGATGTATCGGGAATTCGTGGACCATCGCCTGGCGGTCATGGATGGTGGGGCCAGCGTGGCCTCGTCCGCCGCCGTTCTCGACGGGCGCCTCAGGCAGATCACTCTCGGACCGTTGAGAATCGTGGGCGATAGTGTCGAGTTCGAGGAGCGAGGATCATCGAAGATTGACGCCGTCCTCGATATTCTGTTTGATCTACCGTCGGACGAGAAAGTTATTCTGTGGTGTCACTCGCGTAAATTCATGGCGCCATTGCGGAAACGACTGGCCGATGCCGGCTATCAGAGTGTTGAATTGTCAAGTGATTACCATGATGAGTGGCGACGATTTTTGGAGTCCGATGGGCCGAGGATTCTTTGTGCTGTCATTGCGGCCGCTGCTGAGGGGATTGATGGTTTGCAGGATGTTTGTAACACTGAGATTTGGTTGAGCGAGGATAATAGTGTGATTTTGAATTTGCAGGCGTCTGCTCGTTTGAATCGTAAGGGGCAGGCCAAGCGGGTGAATCGTTTTCTTTTGCAGTGCGAGAATACTGTTGACGTGACGGCTGTGGAGCCTAGGCTGGCGGCGGGGTATGAGCGTCTGTATGAGAGCGGCCTCATATGAGATGTGATAGACGCCACGCTCCAGTGGGTTGCGTACAGCCCACTGTGCGCATACGGTAGATGCCATGAAGACAGAAACACACTGCGGCTCGGCCATTCGTCTAGTACGACGTCGCATGGCGGGCACTATTAGAAACATTCTCATATCCGACGACACCGAGCTGATCGGTAGGAATTTCCTGATCGTCGCCCCAGTGAACGATGGACACTCAGACATTAACGTCATCCATGTCACGGCGGACAATGTTGGCATTATGCGGGGTATGGCCACCAATAATAGTCTCGACATTTACGAAGTCATTGCGACGGAGGAGTAAAAAATATTATGCGCATCACGCAGGGGACCACGATTGACGAGATCGCCGGCCGCACAATCATCCTGAAATGGCCTACGAAATTCGGCGTCAAAACGATGCAACTGCACGTGCCCAGCATTCGATCGGAGAACATTTGGCGGATCATATGCTACGCGGCCGTCATTTCTACAGCAATCGAGGAGTTGGACAGCCTCACAGCAACCATCGTCGAATAACACACAATCATAACTAACATTACAGGGAAGAGGGAGTAAAAACACTAATGGGCGTCTACCTAGTATGGGAATCGTCACAGAAAGGTGACTACCGGGTCTACTCGAACCTTGAGCAAGCCGCAATGCGAGCTGAAGAACTCGACGGCACCGTCTATGAAATCATGCCGGCCGGCGACGCGAGACTCTTCTTCATTGAAGATATTGCGAGCGGAGACATCGAGGTTCACCGTAACGTCAGGCTCGCCGCCATTGCCGCAATTCAGGAAGGAGAGAAGTTTGAATTTGAGCCCGGCCGCCGCAACAGCGGTCAGTGAGATTTTCGCCCCAACCGAGCGTGACAAACAAACGCGCATCGGCGTGAGTGAGATCGGGGACGATTGCGAACGATGCATTGCCGACAAGCTTCTCGGAATCCCGCATGACAGGGAGGATGTGGGCGCGCCGTTGGCGCCGTTCCTCGGCACCGCGTTTCACGCTTTCGCGGAATCACGCACCAAGAATGACCCGAATGTTCTAGTGGAGCAGAGAGTAGAGGTATGCGATCTTGAAGACTATGGGCGTATTTCTGGGAGTGTGGATCGCTTCGATATTGCGGCGGCGACAGTCATGGACTGGAAGCTGCTCTCGCGGAAAAAGATTTCCGCATTCAAGAAGAGTGTCAAATGGGACGGCGAGCTGCCCCAGTTCGCTAACACAATAGCGGGCGCACAATTCCGTAAATACTATATTCAAATCATGCTCTACGGGTACGGCCTCACACGGCTCGACTACGACGTAGCCCACTGTTCTATTGTTGCCCTCCCAAGAGACTGCACTGTAGAAATCGTGCCGGACAGTATTCAAGAGTTCTCTTTCCCGTGGCGGCAGGACGTTGCGCTCGCGGCCCTGGAGAGACTCCAAAACATTTGGGAGAGAGCAAAATCACATGACGGTGGAGTTGTCAGTCTCCAATCGTCTCCCCTATGCTGGTACTGCTCACACGAGCGCCACACAGAAGCATTCAAAAACTACACTATCAACGGTTAGGAGGTGAAACATAAAATGACTTTCGAGGACACTCTCGCTCGTCTCGGAATGACGGTCGTGAACCCCGAGCAGAATAACCATTTCAACATGCTCATTCATGGTGTGAGTGGCGTCGGCAAAACATCGCTCGCAGCCACAGCATCACAGGTGGACGACATGTCACCCGTCCTGTACGTTGATTTCGAATCCGGCACACTCCCAGTGAGGGATTGGGGGAACCTGCAGAACATTACTGTCGTACACTGCGACAAGTGGGTTGATTGCGCCAATCTTTGCGACAATATTGCACGCAATTTTGCAGGATTCCCCTACAAGACTGTCGTATTCGACACGCTGGACAAGTGCCAGGAGCTCATCCTGTCCCATTATGAGGCCGTGTCGAATGACACGTGGACGAAATGGCGGGCAGTATACGACTCCCTGTTGAAGGCGATCAGCGTATTCCTAGACGCCCCCGACATTTCATTCATTGCTATCACGCACTCAGCGCGCGAAAGCAATGAAGTCACTGGGGAAACGTTCATCGCCCCGTCTTTTGAGGGGCAGAAATCCGGGCAGCGCATCCCCGCCCTATTCAATTTCGTCGGCTACATGGAATGGGCGAACGTGGACAATGGGGACGGGGAAGAAATCACCGTGCCAGTACTGTACACTCGCAAACCCAACGTTGTGACAAAGCAGCAGACGCGCGGGTTCCCGCCAGCAATGGGGAATCCAAGCATGACCAAGATTCACAATTACATCACTAGCCACTAAACAATTACAGGAAGAGAGAAAATTATTATGGCTAAGATCACTGTTGCCGCTGACCGTGGTGTCACCGCTGAGACTCTCGCTATCGCCGCCGACGCGATCAGGGAAGCACTCCGCAGCAAGCCCGCCGATAGCGAGAACTGACCCCCCGCAATTCTTTAACCATCATCTCATAGGAGCACAATAATTATGGCAACTGGCTTCAACTTCGGAACCGACCTCTCATCACTGGAAGTCGCCACCGGTGGCGGTAACTTCGAGCCGCCTAAGCCCGGAAAGCACTCCGCATTCATCACCAAGGCAGAAATGACCACGTCCAAGAGCGGCAGGCCGATGCTTGTCACCGATTGGATGATCGACGGCGACGACGAGGACGCCGGAAAGGCCCTCACCGACCGCACCGTTTTCACAATCAACAAGAATGGGAAGATTTACATTCACTTCAACATTCCGAAGTACTTCAGCGCCGCTGGTCTGTGGCCGGCCGACGCAAGAGAGAGAGCCGATCTTCTCTCGCCGCAGAAGATCGACGCGACCGTGAAGCGGGTGTGCGAGAACCTAGAAGGCGCTCACGCAACACTGGTGACACGGATGAGCAAGCCCAGGCCTCGTCTTGACGATTACGGTCGCCCCGCATACGAGCAGGACGAGAACGGGATTACGGTCCTCGGTGAGGATGGTGCCCCGAAGCCCGCTTTCTGGCCTCCCAGGGCAGAGATTTCTTCCATTGACTTCGAGGCCAAAAAGAATTCCGCGACTGCATCGCCGGTAGTTTTCTGACACACACTGGTCGTATGATTTGAATAGCGGGGGCAACGCGATTGTTGTCCCCGCTATTCAACCAAATAAGAGAAGAAAGAAAACACGAATGATGCAACCATCGTACAAGCTGTACAGGCTAGCCGCTAACCGGCTGGAGCGGCTTCAAACAAGCGTCCCCAGTGGGGAATTCCTTTTCTCCTCCGTGGACGCCGCCCTGGAATGGTGCTTCACCTATCTGGAAGTCCCCGAGGACAAGAAATGGCGTTTCGTACGCCCCGACATTACCAAGCCAATCGCCCCATGCAACCTTGACGTAGCACTAGATCATACGCCGGATATGCCGTACTTGCGCTACCATCGCAAAGCAAATGAGACGCTCATGCCGAGCCGTTCCTACAACGATATTCGCCTCAATATTTGGGCATGGCGAGAGGAGAACGGTGTAGATAATTTCGAGTTCGACGGCATGATGTCAGCTATCGAATGGTGCTACAACGAATTCAACCCATCGGTTGTGTTCGAGTGGAAGTTCGCGACCGAAAACGGAGTATTTCGCCCCGGTGAAATCTCTATCATACGCACCAAGACAAGAAAGAAAGGTCGCGAACGCCGCATTCTTCACCCGGTCAAGTCAGTGAACAAAAACTTGACCGGGGAGGAACCGGAAATGGTAGGGCGCCGCTTTCGACAGTGGGAGGTTACATCCCCTGAGTACAGGTTCATGAGCGATCATCATAAGTATTTTCATATGCGTTGTATGAATTGCGGGGAAGCGAAGTGGATTCGCGTCTCGCGTTTCAGCGGCGGCGAACCCGTGAACTGCCCGTGTACTAGTTCGTCGCTTCGCATGTACAAGGAACTACCGAAATGGCTCACCCCTTCACTCATGCGACGCATTTATGACCTGAAAAGATACATTCCGAAGGAAGACTTCCATTTCGACTCCCCGCAGGATTGTGCAATATGGTGCTATAAGAATCTGCCTTTCCCGGACGACCCGGATACGCCGTGGACTCTGAAAAAGGGTCGCGGTAAGCCAATGGCGCCGGACACGTTATGGCTCAAGGTAGACGGAGTGCGTTCGGACACGGTGAAAAATATTGCCACCGTGAACAAGTCGCGGCGAAGCCTGCGAAATAAGAGGAAGGGAGAAAAAGCATGATGCAGCGGGTGATGGCCGTTGACCCTGGCAAGTCAACTGGAATCGTCGTCGGAGACTTCCACGACGACCGCGAATTTTCAATCATTCATGTTCAACAATTCAAGTATGAGCATTGGACGGCCAGCGCCTACGACATTCTAGCTACACGAAACGAATTCGCCCCAGACATTGTTGTGTGCGAACAGTTCGATCTTCGACCGGGCAACAATTTTCTTGCAGACCTCACCCCAGTAAAAATCAATTCTGTACTGGAATGGGAGATCGGGGACATTATCTGGCAGACTCCCGCAATGGCAAAAACAACCATGCCCGACCATGTTTTGAAGTCTCTCGATTTTTGGCCCACCGGAACCGACGTGGGCCAGCCGGATGCGGACGACGCACGTGATGCGGGGCGCCATCTTTTCCTGTGGGCAGTCACCAAGCGCCACGATGAGGATGTGATCGCTCGCATCGTCGGAGACGACGTGGAGCGACGGTGAATGTTTCACGTGAAACATGCCCCCCCGTGTTTCACGTGAAACGTTACTGCCCCCTACCGGACAAGCGGTAGGGGGCAGTAACGTTCTATGGATAGCGGAGGTCAGGCGACCTTGTCCTCGTTGGCGGCCTCACCATCACCAGCGGCGTGACGGCCAGCGGCCGCGCCAGGGCGAGTGTGATACGTAGCCAGCGCCAGAGTCAGAGCACCGACAATCTGGGTAACAGCGTCAGCGTACTGGGACGCCTGGTCCGCGGAAATAACATTGAAAGCGGCGAAAACACCGAGAACGGCGGTGAGCAGGGCATAAAGGGCCTTGCGGACCTCAGGAGTAAACATGTTTATGAATCACCTCATAGATTCCGGAATTTGAGGCTCAGTAGGGATTGAGTCCTCTTTATCAGATGGTATCAGAATTTTCAGGGATCTACCCCAATCGAGGACAGTGTGCGCGAAAGAGACTGCCTCCCACCATTTCACTTCCGCCCGACGGCGTCCGTCCTCCGCCAGGTCCGCGGCTCTTTCGGCGGCCGCAAGGCTGGTCTCCAGGGCAGTCACCCGTTCGGAAAGAGATCGGACGGTGATGTCTAGGATTGAGATCTGTTCCTGGTCGCGCGCGTTTTTGCGTTGCGTTACGTTCGAGAATATTGTGCCAGTGAGAGCAGCTAGGGCCACTAGAGTAGCGTCGGAGAGGACATCGTTCAAGAAATTGAGCATCGTATATCTAGTGTCCTCTATTGTGATTGCTTGGCGGGGCTGCAATAGGTATTATATAACATCCCCCGCCTAACAATGACAATGTCAGGCGGGGGATGTTATGTTTTAGTTACTTTCTATGGAAGCCCGGGTGATAGCCGACAGTCCGCATAAACCGAACAGTGCGCACACTAGCCCAGAGAATAATCGCACCAACACACCACAAAGAATCACGAGTTACATTCATAGTGCCATTGGCGTAATCTTCATAGACCATGAGTGCGGTGTTCGCTGTCACCATGACGGCAGCAAAAATGGTAGCAACATAAAGCGACCTAGTCACCCTAATTTTCACTTTCATTAGATGGATTGTACACTACCGCCCTCATGCCGATTCCTAGAACATGTCGGGGTAATGTGTGTAGGAAAACATGAGGGCGATAGTATTCTCTTATTGCACCGTCGGAACGCGTAGGAAAATATTTGTGTATTAACCTGATAAGCGGTACGTAGGGAAGTATAGCACACAACAAAAGCAAGTCTCCGGACGATCATTCATTGACCGTCCGGAGACTTGCTCTACCACTGCCACGGGAGGCTACAGGGAGGGAAGAGAGTGAAGCTCCCCGTATGTCACATCCATCATGGAACGACACTCAGTATAATACTAATCGAGTACGCCACGATAGAACACCAACATGTCGCGTCAGGAATTCTGCTCAGGAGCCGGAGACTCAGCCGGAGTGGGAGACTCAGCGACACCATCATGCGCCTGCAAAGACGACGGCGTCGACACAGCCTTACGAATCTCGTTCACAGCACCATAAATCGCACCCGCCTCACGCACATTCTCCTGCCCCGGAGTCACAGAATGCAGAATCTGATCCACGGACGCGTGAATAGACTTAACCTCCTCGTAGGTGGCCTTGGCGTACCAATTCATGTCACCCGCGAAATGATCCCCCGCCTTTCCACTACGGAAAAGATCACGAATCTCCCTGAGCAGATCAACGCCCTCGCTCATATCCCAAAATTCCTCTCCGGCGCCCCCCGACGGGCGACCATAATCATACCAAGACTTGCAACGATTACTGAAAAGAATCCCATAAGACTCATATGCGTCATACGGATTTCCTGAATTATACCGCGACCCAACGCGCTTCAAGGCCTCATAAGAATCGCCTTCAGCGTTAATGAGATCGCGAAGAATACGGCAGCCGACCTCAGCCGACTTCTCCGGCATCCACCATTCACGATCCGGATCATCAAAGAAATAACCCGGATACGTAATCTGCAATGGACCAACGCCGTTCGAGTTTTCGCCGTCTCGAATCGCCGCAAGGAACTCACGGAAATTCTCCTCGGTTACTTCCTCACCGTGCGGGCCGGCGCCCCCAGCGTCGTGCCCATAAATGTTTGCGCCACGCTCGCCGGTTTCCATCCACAGGCACGCCAGGGCGGCCCACCAGGGACAATTCTCCGCATCGGCGGCCCTGAGAACGGCCTCTTGAATTGAGGAAAGGCGGTATGAGCCGGAGGATTCGTGCCCGTTATCGGAATCTGTCCGCTTTCCGAAACGGATGCACGTGGACCACGAAGCCGCGACAGTCATCGGGTGACTACTGTACCGGACTACGTGAGTCTCGTAGCCGGTCTGGTCCCCCATCTGACCTTCCGAGATTTCACCATTCTCGTTAATCCACGCCTCAGCGAGGAGCGGGTCGCCCGCATTGAATGATCCGTCATCTTCGCGCACGCACATTGCGACATGTCCGCCGTCTCCGGTAGTTTTCAGGACCATGTCTCCGACATGGAATCCTCCCGACGGCGTAGACCCGTACCATGTGTCCCCAATGTCCATGAAACCGCGATTCGCGGCCAGAGAATTCAGAGTTTCGGTCCATGTTTCGCCGGTTCGTGGGAACATGATCGGATCGTCCCAGCCGGTTCCCCAGACATTGTGGAATGCAATATTGTAGGCGCCTGCTACGCCGCTACTGCAATCCATGTCACCGGGACCTGTTTTCCAGCCGGCATCATTGGAATTCCAGTAGCAGGTCCACCGGTTATCCTGAGCATATCCGGTTCCCCCGTAGTCGCCTGTGGTGCACCAATATTTCATTTCCGACGCAGCGTATTCTGTGACGGAATCTGCCAATTTTGCACCGCCTTTCATAAAGGTTTTCGGTACTCATGATTTTATCATGAGCGCCTGGGTGCGTCCGTATCGTATATAGGTACGTGCGCGCGCGTATACCACATGCGCCCAGTATCTGTCAATACCTAACACAACATTGATTTTGTGAGATGGGTCACCACCATGTAGGGTTGACCCACGGTGCACGGGAGAGCATGATTGAGTCATCGGCAGGGAGGACAAGCCACCCAGCCGGGATAGAGAGGACAAGACAATGACAGCCACCGTTGAGAACATCACCACCGACACCGACATTGCCTACGCCGTCGGCACCGCTGCCAACGCTTGGGGCGACACGGACTACTGGGGGGACGAGACCGGCGAGACCATCGGCCTCAAGCGAGCTACCACCGACGGCGGCCAGGCACTCGGACTTCACGTGTGCGACGATGTCGTCTCCTGGGGGCTTTGGCAGTACGATGTCGACGGATTCACCATCGTCCACGAGGGACTCTCCGCCTTGACTGACGAGACCATCGCCTACCTGGCCGATTGGTGGCTGGAGAACTGACACGCACATAATGGTGGTGGCCTGTCACGGGCGACGGGCCACCACCGCCCACCACCATCACATACACATATTTTGAGAAGAGGATAATCATGGCACGCCGTCGCACAGGATACGGATCATGCAAAACTACAGGAGGTGCCGTATTCACCAACCTGAAAGGCACCAAGATTCACTTCCCCGCAAAAGGATACGAGAAAGGCGAAAACGAATTCCGGGGAATCCCCGTTGAGCGAGTGACCGCCGTCGCAATTCTCACTGGCGCCGACCTCGTACAGGCCATTCCTGTTCAGCGGCCCGCCCTCATCGGGAACGTCCGCAATGTTTTCATCCCCGAACACGCCCACAATTCCTTCCTAGTCGTCTGCACCGAAGGAAACGTCTACCGAGTTTTCGATATCAGCGAGGAAGAGTTCGGGAACGCTCGTAATCTGATCAATGATCTGCGCAGGCTTCTCGGCGACCAGATCGAGTGGGTCAAATCATGAAATACCCGACAATCCGCCGTATGGACGGACGCGAGGACGAGGTTCGCAGCAAGACGATAGAGTTTCAAGAGCACAAGAGGAACCGGGCGAAAAGAATCAAGAGCACACGTCACACTAAGCGTACGAATTTCAACTACAGTGACGGTTGGACCAACCGCCTCATGGCAGAACTGAACGGAAAGTGAGGAACAACTATTATGTCTACTTTTTCGAGTGCCCCGTCGGCGCCGACTCCCGCACCGCCTCCGCCTACGTCTAGCGCACCTACGCCTCCACCGCCTCCGCCCGCCCCGTCGCCTGCCCCGGCACCGCCCGCACTGTCTATGCCACTCAGCGCGATGGCGCCACCGCGCCCCACGAATCGTTTCGTGGCGTGGCTCCGCAAGCCGCGGTCCACGGGTGAGGGTATGGCAATGGGTGCAGTCGCCCTCATTGTCGGAGTTGTTGGACTGTCTCTGGCGTGGCGTGCTTTTTGGTGGCTCCAAGTATTCTTCGCATATTTCGCCACGGTCGGTACTCTCGGCAACTGAAATAGTGTAAATGACTATGGACATGGTGTTTTTGAAGCCGGTTTGGCTGTACCTGCCTGACGGCAGTAAAGAGAGAATCATAGCACAAACCGGCGGCGACAATGGGATTGGTTTCGATTCCATTCATGGCGGTGTAGAGCGGAGACACTATTTCAAATACAACGAGTATTCGATTACCCAGACAGAGGGAGGAGATTATGTTGTGTCACCTGTAGACAATGGGTGTGAGAAGATTTACTACCCGAACGGCGTGTATGAGTATGTTTCGAAGGTATTGTCGCATGACGGATTCTGGGAGGTGCACGTCCGCCGCCACACCAGTAGCGAATGGCGAGTAGAATGTTGGAGTCGTCGTTGTGTTTATTTGGAGCACAAGAGCGACGGTTGGTATCGGCGGAAAATCGTAGGCCATCAGATTGATCCTGGCTATGAGCTGAAATTCACGGACAGGCCGATTCGTTTTCGTGTCTCCGACGATTATGACGCGCCTGTCAGGAAGATTTGTCGGTACTTCACTGGCGAATGGTGCATTTGGTATGAGACCGAAGATTGCGGAGAAGGATTCTTGTCTTTAGACGAGCGCTTCGACGAGTTGACCTTCAACGATAATGTTCTCTGCATCACGATGAAGGACATTGAGTGTATCGAGGATGATGTACACGAGAATGTCGTGTCTCACCCGTCACACTACGCAACCCTCGACCCCGAACCCATCGCTTTCATTCGCGACAAAGACTATCTGACCGGTAGTGCCCTGAAGTATATTTTCAGGGCCGGCCACAAGAATGGTACCGACGAGAATGTTGACATGAGAAAGGCGGCGTGGTATCTGCGTGAACTCGTCGCCAAGCATGGAAGCGAGACGGTGATCGCAATTCTGCGAAACGTCTACTGGGACACTATTGACAGGCAGCTCGCCCCGGAGGATCGCGCTAGGGAGGTTCGAGATCGGCTCACGGAGTTCACGTCCACCATCTCACACAATCACCTCAACAACTACATTCTGGAAGTATGAGTATCATGGAGAATATTGTTGATATTGCTTTCGTTGATTTGGCGAAATGTGGTGAATTGTGGGGTGCGGCTGCGTTCATGCATGCCACCGACTGCAACTTCACTATTAGGGGTTATTCTATCGATCCGCCTGGCGCGATCCGTGGGCTTATGCACACCGTTCAATTTATTCGGGGAGTAACACTTGCTTTGCGTTCATGGCGGGAAGAAAAGATTAATTTTATTAGGTGCACATATTCGGATGAGATAGGCGGATATGTGCTCACTTATAGTGACTCATCGGACGATGATGCGTACGTCTGCGCGATTGTACTGTCGGAGCGCGGTAAAGACAAGGTAGGAATCATCCCTGGAGAGAAGCCTGCCCTTGCCCTTGAAGCCGAAGCAATTCTGCGTGATAAAGGTTATACGATCCATATGATCGAGGAAAACGAAGACAGGAGCCGCCAGAATGGCTACACTGAGTGATTTCACTCTCCGACGCAGAATCGGTTGGGGTGAACTCATTTCCGACTGGCGCAAACCGCTGTCTATTCAACCGGCATCAGTGGAAGTGCGGCTAGACGAGAACATTATCACCTACCGTCATGGTGACGAGAATGTCGCCGTCGGCGAGAATGGCTATGAGCTGCTGCCGGGTGAGTTTATTCTCGCGTCCACCCAGGAAAAAGTCAGTGTGCCTGCCGACCTTGTCGCTAGGGTGGAGGGCAAGTCGTCGTGGGCACGCCGCGGAATTCTCGTTCACGTGTCCGCGGGATACATTGATCCAGGATTCCAGGGAAACGTAACCCTGGAAATCGCCAACCTGCACTCCAATAAGCCCGCCATTCTCCATCCGGGAGATAGAATTGCTCAGATCGCTTTCGAGGATTTGGACAGGCCGGCCAGCATGCCGTACGGCACCAATGGTCTCGGGTCGCACTATCAGGGGCAGATCGGCGTCACACCATCGGCTCGGGAGGTAGAATAATGAGCAAAATTGATCGGCGAGAAATCGCGCTGGCTATTGCTGAGGAATTGTGTGATATCACCCCGCCTCCTCGCATTTCCGACCACACGGGAGTTACTACCATTGAGTACTTGCCAGGAAAGATCGAGATCACTGATAATGGTGTTTTCGTGAAGACGAAGCGCGGCGTATCAACAGGATGGACTCACAAAGACTCCGATGGCCCCAAGCATTCTGCAGTGCGCTGTAGCATACTTTTGCGGAGCGTCTCATGACAGCAAATAACCCAATGCTGGAGATTGAGCACGAGATCAGCCTCACACAGCTGTGGCTCCCGAAGCCCGACAAGTGCGATATTGACGAAGCACACATGACCGCCCGTCTGAAGTGGCACAACCACTATAAGGGCAGCGGGATTGATGTCACAGTAGAAAGCGGCGATGGGGGCGCCTTCAGTAAATGGGTTGTCTGGGGCTGGCCATTGAACGTTGTGGGCGTTTACCATGAAACAAGCGGCGAGCACACGTCCAATCTTGCGCGCCGTCTAGCGCAACGGTGGGACAGTGTGGAGTGCGATGCTATCGCTGCTCGTCAGCTTCGGGAGATCAATAACACGATTCACTCAATCCTGAACTCCCCATCGATCACCGTTCAGGACGATGCTCGCTCCGATCTCATGGGCGTCCTAGACGATATTGCTCGCGAGCACGGAGGAGACTATCAGCGCTTGGGACTATAGCCTCCCACGTTTCACGTGAAACATTCCCCCTCACCGCAAAATCGTGGTGAGGGGGAATGTTTCACGTGAAACACTCAGGCGCCAGGCTGCGGCGACGGGGCCGGAGCCGCCTTCGCCTCCAACGCGGCAACACGCTCAGCCAATCCGAGGTAGCCGCCATGCCAAGCGACCACACGCTCCATGATCCAATCCGACGGAGGATTCTGATAGGGATTCTTATCGGGAACCCACTGGCCGCCCTCACCCTGCACCAGCTCACCGTCGGTAACATACAAATGTGAGACACCGAATGATGCGGCGCGGTCGATTACCTGTCGGAAATTCTCTTTCGTAACCCCATGGATGACATGCCACCACTTGGTGGAAGGCTGTGCCCGCATCACATCATTCGCGATCGGGTTATTAGGGTCGTCCGTCAAGTACTTGGTGGCAGTGTTCTCGAAGCTCATGCACACGTCGAAATCGAGCGCGCACACGGCCTCACTAATATTACCACCGGGGTTAATGGCGATTGTGAAATTCTTGCCGTAGATGCGTCGAATTTCGCCGATGAGGTCGCCGTACCAACCGACCCTTCCGGACTGTGCGCCCCAGCCGTTGATTACCTCATCCAAGAAAACACCCTGGAAAAGACCATCATACTGGGATCGAAGGTTGGCGCACAACTGCATAATGTATTCGCGCGTGAACTTGTCCGGGTCTGGCACACCATTCCTGGAACTATCATCTTTTGCGAGCGATGCGACACCGTAACGGGTAGGAATGTACCAGAGGACTCTCTTCGCCCCGGCCGCCTGGGCGCGCTGCGCCTGAGTGAGAAAATCGTTGTCTTTGGCGGACCAATCGCCCGTGGAGCGATTCATGATCACGTAGCCGAGCGCGTTCCCATAGGCCAGTGTCTTGGTCCACTTCGAGACTTTTCCGGCCTGGCCCTCGTTATAGAAATCGGGCCAGAAATACGTGACCGGGGAATAGTAGTGTCCGCCGATCGTGAAAGGTGAGATCGAGGAGAACAGCGGGGCGACCAGCCTGTCAACGCCAGCCTTAGTGTACCCAGTAACGTTTGCCATCGTATTTTCTCACTCTCCGTAAGTCCAGGTAAGACCATCATCACTGACGGTGATCTTGCCACCATTGCCCTGGCCGCCGCCGCCAGGATTGCCAGGATCAGGGGTACTGCCGCCGTTCCATGCCGACAATGAGGTCACCTGCACGTCACCCGAGGCCGGCAACTCCGCCCCGCGAACTTCACGCGCCCAAACGCCGGCGACATTCAAGACAATCGCCCACCGTCCACCATGGCTGGCATCTACCTCCACCTCAATCCTGCCCTTGTCGTCAGCATCGCCACGCACGGGGGCGGGGACTGTCGTAATATTGTCGGACGTGTAAACGGTTTCCGGGCGGACGCTCATTGTTGCGTTGACTGTCTTGCCAGCTGCATTCACGACCGTAGCTATGACCTTAGTCATATTATTATCACCTATTTCTAATAGTGAACTATATTTGTTGATTACAGGTCAACGCGGGTCGCACCAAGAGTAGCCACCGTAAACACGGTCCCCGGGAAAACGCCACCATCGTAATGCCAGTACGGGTCAGCACCATAACTGCCCGCCGTAGTATAAGCAACCCTGTGCGAACCGGCCTCTACGGAAAGACGCCACTGCATATGGTGGGTCATAAACGTGCGATTGTACTGAATCTCGGTCTGCCAAATACCCCGATTGTCAAGCTTGAACCCAAAGAAATACGAGCCGACCGCCTTATCTTTCTCCTCCTCGGAATGATAGTCCTCATGCGCAATGCTCACGCACACGTCAAGCGAGAACTCCATGAGGCTCTTGATCGGCAGAGTGACGATACCGTCACCCCAGGTGTAAGTGGCATGGTCCGAGGTCGGGCGCCCACGACCGTTTGTATTGTCGCGGTGCCTGTAAAGCACGCCGCTGAACGAGTTCGCCGGGTTAATGTTGAATGACCCGTCACCGGCCTTGGAGCCGTCGGCAGTGTACAGAATGTCGTCGATAATGAAAACGGCGGGGCGCGCTTTCGATACTGCCCCGGACGGGGCGGCCGCCAACATAACCCGCGCCGCGGCCACCGACGCCGCCGGCATAACCCTACCGGCGGAATCATCATAAACATCCCAGGCCTCAATGAGATTATCGTCTACTGTGGGGACTACACCGCCGGTCCACCTAGTGTTAGGCATAATGTTTTCTCCTAAAAATATTGTTGCACAATCTTCAGTAGGTGAGCCAGCTAACCGTCATCTCGCCCCAATCCATAATTGTACCCTCGTCAATATTCTGATACGTATAAAGCGCGACCCGATCCCCGACGTTCAAACGCCTAACACCTGTCACCTGCAACGCGGTCCACAGACCATGATTCAACGCAGCATACATGTAAACACCGTACTCAACATCGTTGCTGCGAGCAACCCTAGTGCCACCAACATACCCCGCCCATGATGACCTGTACCATGTTGTGCCGTCTAAACGGTAGAGCCCGCTCTGCGGAATAATAATTTCGACACCGTCTACTTGCATTCCGCCACGAACGATCTTCTCCTGCGAACCCACAGGAACTTTCGACCAATCATCTTTTTTAGTCCACAAGTGCGCATTGTTTGTAGCCATGTGGGCGAAAGGCGGCTCCGTGAAAGTACGCCAAGACGACGCGTGAGGCGAAGCTGACCCAGGAGGGTCGTAGGACACGCCATTCGTGTCCATGATAAGCTCGCCGCCCTGACGGTCGGTGATCTGTATTTTCGCCACGCCCTCGTCGTCGCGGAAAATATGCAAACCGGAGGAGCGGCTCATTTTCCATGACACGTACATGGAGTAAATGATTCCGAGCTGCATTCCCGGCATGAACACGTCGTTCGTGCGGGCACTAATGTAGAAAGGCGTGTCCACGTCTTGGATCCACGCACCATCGGGAAGCGTGAAATCGAATCTTATCTTCTGCCCGGCCGTCGCCTGCTCGTCAACACTGATGATTCTATTCTTGCCAATGTTGATTGTGAGAATCGCGCGGCCGTTCCACGACGGAGTGAAAAGAATATACCCCTCAACCTTACCGACACCCTCACCGGCAATACCATATGTTTTTGGTTTCGCAACAGCAATATCGTAAATTGCCATCTGCGCACCATCGTTACGATTAGGACGATCCCTGTCCGTCAGAACGAACCGCGTGCCCCCCTCAAGCTCCTCGACAGTCGCGATTTTGGGGGACCAGATAGACTCCCAGAACTCATATTCGCTGCCAAGGCCAAAGCGAATGTTTTTCTCGCCCGACGTCGGCTCAGTATCAACGAGCGCAAGCTCGCCACCGATAAGCCTATTACCAATGAGATCACCGGTGACCTTTGCTGCGTTGAATGTGGCGTTTCCAGCGGTTAGCATTTCCGTAGTGACGGACGCGAACGCCGCGATTTTCGCCCACAGTTCCCCGGACGCGTAAATGTTACGGGCCGACACAGAACCATCGGCTAGCGAAACGTTGCCCACGGATGAAGGGACGAGAATGCTGCCGGCAACCATTGTCCTGGTCACCCACTGTGTGCCATCCCAAATACGCACGTCAGTAATGTGCCCGGCATTGTCGGTGACATACCAAATCAACCCTGTGACGGGATTCTCGGGTGCGGTCTGGGCCACTACGGGCGGCCGGTTAGCTTCCGCAATCTGGACGGCTTTTTCCGCGTCTTTTGCCGCTTTGTTCGCGGCGCCTTCGGCTTTGTTTGCTCGGTCTCGAATGGCGTCGGCCTCTTTGAAGGCGCGTTCGGCGTCTTTCGCAGCCTGGCTGAGAATTTTACCAGTGTGCCCGAGGTTCTCGACTTTTGCGCCGGAAGGCGGCTCGGCGATAGGGTCGCTGATCTTGACTACGCGGCCGGATGAGTCAATGATGACGAGTACGCGGGCGCCTATCCATGTGGCAATACCATCGGATTCGCCGACAGCATGAGATGTTGGGTTGCTGTAGGGGATTCCTACTTCTACCCAGCCGGACGGGAGCGTACTATCGGTGGCGGATGTGCCGGTGATTTTCCCGTACGTCCATGATACTGAGGATTGCTGAACAATAACATTATTGTTATTGCGGCCGCCGCCGTTTCGTGGCGACGTGTCAAGCAATAGTGACGGTTTGACCATGATGCCCCGTTTATTCTCCCAGTACCTCTATGTCTACCCTCATTGTAGCGGATGGATCAGACAACGGGAGACTGTAAGCGGAAACACGGCCTGCAATATGCTCGCCCTGTTCGGTAATCGCACCAATAATGTCCCCGACCTCGATACGGGCGTCCGGGATAATTGTCAAAGAACGGGAAGAGCGGGAGGAAATGTCCTGAATCATGTACGTGTCTGCGGCCTCGGACACCTCTCTCGCTGAACTGGCGGCGCTGAATTCTTTGTGTGACGTAACCCAACCGTAGCCGGCTGGCTCGTATGGCGGGTCAGTGATTTCGCGTTCCGCAGTCCACCGCTCCTCTTGCTCACCCTGAGCCCGCTGTTGCTTACTGCCGGTAACATACCAGCGATTAGGGCGGCGGCCGCCTGACCTTGGGGCGCGTGGGGCTTCCAAAAGGAAACCGGACTCGTACGTGTAAATCTCGTCAGGCGCCGTCTTGTCGCGAAGCTTGAAAATATGCAGCATTCCGTCAGCGCCACTGCGAATGCCGCAGCCTCGCGATTCGACGAGCTTATAGATTGATTCGATTCGCGAATTTCCCCATTGTGTGGTGCGGGGGATGGGCGCGTCCCAGACGTCGTCCTCCAGTTTTACTCGCACATATTCTGCAAGCTCATTGGCCTCAGAGAGTAGGGTGGCGCCAGCGGCGGGGGAGGACGGCCACGGCCTCGGATTATCGGCAAGAATCTGCGTCAAATCCTTACAGGAAACATTCACTTTCTCTTTCGACACGGACCATTCCATATTGACGAATTCGCCAAGCGGAATTTCCCAATAATCGCCACGCCGATTCTCATAAAGCGCGGTCACCATGGAACGCTGCCCGAAATTGTTAAGCGCATCCAACGGCCATTCCGGAACCCAAGACATTGGGCAAGAATAAGACAGAGCGCCCGGAACTTGACGGTTCGTTGAGGACCATTCGACCTTTACTTCAGAGGCGGGTATTCCAGTTTTGAGGACTTCGCCGCCTCGAATGATATCGATTCTTGCGCCGATGCTGAGGCCGTCTGAAAGAGCGGCCAGCGTGGGGCCGTTTCTCATGGCATTCCCGCAATCATTTTGCAAATCTCAATGTATGTGCGCGACTTCCATACCTTGTCGACTTCACGCCATTCACCCCAGGTGACGCATGGCGCTGCCCCCCAGCCGGCGTGAGGGCCGACAAGCATTGGTGAACCTTCGGGGAGTTCGTGCCATTTCACGTTCCACCGGATAATACCGTCGCCTGTGATCCTGGCGCTGTCGACTTTGTCTACGGTGATGAATCGTGATGGTAGAACGTCGGCGGGGGCTCCTGGCGTAAGAATAAGCGGCTCACGCTTCTGCAAGATTTCCCAAACGCTGTTAACGTGGGATGGGTCGTCTAGGACGAATTGTCCGCCTCCCGTGCGGGCCACTTCTAGCATCGGCCACCTGGCGATAAGTGAGTTATATCTCGAAATTGGGGATGACCATTCTCTTTTATCCTGGGCCTCCTCCCAGATGAGCCCAGGCACTGTGCGTCCGTTGAGGCCGCTCACCATGCCACGCCACCACTCTACCTCTGGGCGAGTCAACGTGACCGAGGAGTCGCCCTGAGTGTATTTTATTGTGGTGCCCGGCACGGCGTATGCGTCTGAGAGGATCATTGTTACCGGCTCTGTGAGCTTGGGGCCTTCGAGCTCGCGAATCATTTTCGCCCTGCCGGTGAGTGGTCTTTTGTCGCGAGCCATCCCAGGCACGGCGAAAAGACGGTCCCCCGCGTAGACGGGTTCCTTGCCTGTGGCCATTATTGACGGCAGCCCAGTGTGTGTAGCGATCCATCCCGTAATCGGCATTATTTCGTGCTTTCCGTCATAATGGTTTATCGGTTCATTCGGTCATAGTCTACTATGGCCGACGTTGCCTCTACTTGCATGCGGCCGACAAGATCATTGTCCACGTCCCTGATTTCGAGCACGTCGGGGCCGAGTGCACGATTCTCCAAAAGGCCGATCAGCTTATCCATTTTCTCCCACTGGGCTGACGTGAAAACAGGCTCCGGGCGGCCAGTCTTGTTCTCGATTGTTGAGAGGCCGGGCTGCAAGAATCCACCGTTATCGTAGCGGAGATTCCCCGCGGACGGGCCACCGTAAATCGGGACCTCACGTACCGGGATACCGAATGTCGGCGCCTCGACCATCATTCCGTTACCGGATGCGATAGCAACGTGATGGGCCGGGTAACCCCAGAACAGAAGCGTACCGGGAACCATGGGGTTACCTGGAGATGACATTGCCTGGTAGCCGGCCGCCGTGAGGCGCGGCACGTGAATACCCATTGCGTTGAGCGCCCAATAAACAAGACCAGAACAGTCGAGTCCGCCACCCGGGGATACGCCGCCCCAAACATACGGTGTACCAATAGCCCGTCGCGCAGTGTTTACGAGGTCGCCGGCGGCGGCACCAATAGCACCGATTCCGCCACCGAATCCGCTGACCACGGGCATGTGATCTTTAATCCAGTCACCGAGCGCATCAATGGTTTTATCCACGCCAGCTTTTCCGGCGTCGAAGAATGGTTTTGCCCCGTCGCCGCCCCATGAATCAAGTAGTTTGTGAACCGGAGCCTTGATGACAGTCTCAACAGCTCCGATCGGGTCGGAGAAGATCGAGGACACCGCGTCAGCGGCGCCGGTGATCCAATTAAGGGCAGCGGACGCACCCCTTTCTACAGTTGATTTAACAGGATCCCAAATACCACCCGGGGCGAATGCGGCATAACCCGCATCACCGCCAGGAATACGGTCACCGTGCGCGGCAGCGCGATTCATTGCATTCACCATCGCCGGCCCACCGACAGCTTTCACCCATTCTGGCCGCATGATCGCTTCTCCGCCGGAAAGCGCGAGCCGGCCGCCACCGTCGGGTGATACGAAATGGTAAATGTCACGACCCGGAGAGTATCCGGGCAGCACACCACCGGACGCATACCCACCAATCGTAGGCGCCTCAGGAAGACGAAGATCAAGAGAAAGTTTCTCCATCATCCCATTAACAAGTTTCCGCAACCCATTGTTGTAGACAGTGCCGATAACGAAATTAACGGGCTTGGCGGCAGCTTCCTTGACTTTGTCCCACGCCGTCCTAACACCATCTTTCATGGTATTAGCGGCGGCCACGACCCTGTCCCAGGCGCTTGTAATTGCAGGGACGAGCGTATTGGCAATCCAATCTTTAACGATTTGGATTTCGCCTTTCAGGATGTTCCACGCGGAGACGACCATGTTTTTCAGCCAACTGGTCCACGAAACAACAGTATTCCAGGCGGCGCTAATCGTGGTGGCTGCACCTTGAATTACGGCGACTCCCATAGTGACCGCAGCGATGATGGACGCGAATACAAACGCGATGATTCCGCCCAGAATTTTCGCGCCCGTAGAGATTATTTCCCAGGCCACACTAATAACGGGTGCAGCATAGGTTTGAATCCAATTCACCACAGGCTGCATAACGGCCCAAATACCATTCCATGTCGCCGACAGCGAGCCCCACATAATGGATGCCGTGTCTTTAATAGCGTTGAATGCTCCGACCACCCACGGCCATGCAATATTGTAGATCCAATCAACGACGGGCTGAATTGTGGCCCAGATGCCGTTCCATGCCGCTGATATGGTGCCCCAAAGAGACGATGCGGTGTCTTTGATCGTGTTGAACGTGTCGACTACCCACGGCCACGCCGTGTAATAGATCCACTCGACCACTGGCTGCATAGCCGCTTGAATGGCGACCCATGCGGCCTGAACCGTGCCCCAAAGTGAGGACGCCGCATCCTTAATCGTGTTGAACGTGTCGACTACCCACGGCCAGGCCGTGTAGTAAATCCATTCGACCACGGGCTGCATAGCCGTCTGAATCGCAGCCCATGCGATCTGAATATCGCCCCACATGTTAGTGGCCGTATCCTTAATCGCATTAAACGCGCCCACAACCCAAGGCCAAACCGTATTGTAAATCCAATCCGCAACGGGCTGAATTGCGGTCTGAATTGCGGTCCACGCTATCTGAATATCAGACCACATCATACTGGCGGTGTCTTTAATGGCGTTGAATGCGCCGACGACCATGGGCCAAATGTCGTTGTAGATTTGTGTGGCGACAGGCATGATTGCCGCCCAAATAGCATCCCACGCCCACTGAATCGTGGACCAGAGCGCACTCACACCCCAGCTGATAGCGTCCCATGCCGTGGTGAGATACAGGGCGGCGACGTTGACGATCCAGTCGACGACGGGTCGGATTATGTCGCTAATTCCTTGCCAAGCGGCTACCATCCCGTTCCAGACGATCATTGCCCCAGCGGAAATACCATCCCAGGCCGCTTGAAGGTTGGGCCACGCAGTATTCATGATCCAATCGACGACGGCTTGAATGACGGGCTGTATTCCCTGCCATGCGCCGACGATGCCGTTCCATACCCATTGGGCGCCTGCCACTATCCCGTCCCATGCCGCCTGAAGTGCGGGCCATGCGGTGCCGACGATCCAATCAATGACCGCTTGAATGACGGGCTGCATTCCTTGCCAGACGGATACCATGACGCCCCACATCCACTGGGCGCCGGCTACAATCCCGTCCCAGGCGACTTGCATGAGAGGCCATACGTTAGCGGCGAACCAATCGGCCACGGCGCCGGCGGCCGTTTTGATTGCTTCCCAACAGGAAATGACGACATTGCGGAATGTTTCGGAATTCTGCCATGCCACAATGATTGCCGCAACCAATGCTGCAATAGCGATCACCACGAGGCCGATCGGGTTGGCGTCCATCGCTGCGTTGAATGCCCACTGTGCCGCGGTCGAGGCGATTGTTGCCGTCTTGTGAAGGACCATCATCGCCGTGGCCCTACCCCACGCGACCGCCTGCATCGTGATCTGCGTCGTTGCACGTGCGATATTCGACAGGAATTCACCGGCGTACATGAGGTTGAGCTGCGCGGTCTCAACTACATCTCTGACCTTCGCCACGGTCATCGCGTTAATGGCCGTGGTGACACGCCCGGCAACGCCGGCCACGCCCTCCATGTCATTCAACCATTGCTGCATTGAAGACATGACCATGACAGCTTTCCATGCCGTAAACGCAGCCGCAATGCTATAAACCGCCACTTTACTGTTGAGAATGGCGACGGTCAAATTCTCCATGAATTGGACAAGGCTGCTATTCGCGATGGTGCTGAGAGCAGTAGCGATACCGGGGACGAGTGTCCCGACAATGAATTTACCGAGCTCGACAAAACTGTTGCGCACGTTGGTGATGTATGAGATGATTCCGGAGTCTTTGTCGAATCCGAAAATCGTCCCCGTGAAATCACCGGACATGAGCAGATCTTTAAGATTCTTCAACGACGGGACGAGCGTCTTGTTGATCCATTCCCCCGCGGCGGCGGCAGCGTCACGCATGCGGAAAAGAAAATCAACGAAGCTCGAATCTTCCTCGAATGAGAAGATCGGGCCGGTGAAGTCGCCCTTGCGGATAACGTTGAAAGCATTCGTAATGCTGGGGATGAATGAATTACTCACCCAGTTGAATACTTTCTCGAACCCTTTGCTCATGGCGTCAAGGGATGCGGTGATCCATGGGAGTGCTTTTTCGGCGATTTCCTGCGCCCCGGTCACGAGGGTGGCCTTGAAGTTCCCCCAAGCGCCTTCCAGGGTTTTGGTGGATGTAGCGGCCTCAATGGCCACGTCCTCCATACCGAGGTCGAGGATTGCTTGGTTGAATTCCTCGGCGGTGATCTCGCCTTTCTCCATTGCTTCCCGGAAATTGCCCGTGTAGGCGCCATTCTTTTTCATGGCTTCCTGCAATTTACCGGACGCTCCAGGAATCGCGTCGGAAAGCTGGTTCCAGTTCTCGGTGGTGAGTTTTCCGGCGCCCGCGGTCTGCGTCATAACGAGGCCGACCGTTTTGAACGTCTGCGCATTTCCGCCCGCAACAGCATTCAGGTTACCGGCGGCCTCGGCGAGCTTATCGTATCCTTTTACGCCGTTGGATGCGAGCTGTGCGGTGATTGACTGAATGTCGTCGAGCTCGTAAATTGTGCGGTCTGCGTAGGAGCGTGTGCTTTTTGTGAGCGCGTTGATTTCGTCCGCACTTTTACCGGCGAATGCGAGCGTTTGTTTGAATTTGATTGTGGCGTCGGCCGCGTTGAACGCTTCCTTGGCGACACCACCGAACGCGACGGCGATGCCGCCGATTGCGAGTCCCCCGAGCGCGGCGCCGGCTACTTTCGCTACCGATTTGAACGCACCACCCAGGCCGGATGTGATCTTTCTCTCGGCCGGCCCGGTGTCGACGTTACCGATTTCGCTATTGATGCTTCGGGCGAGGCCTCGCACGGACGGGCTGATCTGAATCCATGCGGTCCCGAGATCATATCCGGCCATTGATACCTCTCCGAAATCATGTGTAGAGAAAATGGTTCACGCCAGACAAACCGTTTTTCGTGTTTGTCTTGGCGTGAACCATTTTACACTATCCGTAGAAACGCGGGTTCAGCTGCCATATCGGGCGAGCCATTTCTCACCCTTGGCTTTCTGTGCCTTGGCGTGTTTGCTTGACACTCTGGGGTTACCGGTTTCCCGGTATCCTTCGGCGGGCGGTTTCGGCGTTTCAGGCCATTTGTCTTTCTTGACGCCGTTGACAGCGAGTAGCGTGGTCTGAATATTGTGTGCTGACATTATTGTGGCAGCTACCTCGTCGGACCAGTATCTGTCTCCGCCTCGCGCCCTATCGAATGTTGACCCGGGCGGAAGCCCGCCGATGAGCGCCATTACCCGCCTTGGCGTTATTCTGCCTCGATATAGATCGAGAAGATCGGTGTTGTAGTATCGTTGCAGGTCGGCTTCTATCTCCCACCCATACTCGTGGAGTAGTGGTGGGAGAATTGTCAGTTTCCCGCGCCCACCTCGGACACGATTGACTGCATAAAGTCGGTCACCGCGTCGATCGGAACGCGACCGTTCTCATCCTCCAACGCGGCGTAGACCTCGTCCTTGTGGTCGCCTACGATGAGGCGAAAAAGCGGGAACGGGTTGCCGGCGTCGAGGGCCTCGAACGCGCGGAAGTCCTCCAACGCCTCCGGAGGAATATCGAACTCAATCCCCTCATAGTCCACGTGAATCGGATCGCGGGTAGCCTCTGCCTTAGCAAGCCTGTCAGCCGGCGCCTTAGCTCCAGCGGCCTTAGCCTTGCTCTTCGTGTCCCTGTCAGGCATAATGGGTTGTCCTCAAAATTGTTTTATAAAGTGGGTGGGTTGTGTTTGTCTTTGGACCTTCCCCGCTATTCCGCGACAACCCATCCGAAACACGAAATAGCGGGGAAGTATTATTGTCAGGCGGGGAACAGGGCCTTGTGGTCGGAGTAGATAATGTAGTCGCCCAGCACGGAGAGGTTGTATTCGTATCCGGTGATCTCGGCCTGCTGGAAAGTGATCTCGCCGCGCTCGCCGAGCTCCAGACGCGGGAAAACAATACGAATCTGCGCACCCACACCAGACACATCGAAGAAATCGGCGACACCGCAGAGGAGCTTGACCTTACGGGAAGACTTCGCGGTAATCTTCACGCCCTTGGTGGCACCGCCATCCTCAACCTTCTCGCTGGTAGCGTCCAAATACCAGGAGAGCGGGGCAAGCATGGTCTCCAGGAGAGTGGCGCTGAAAGTCGTCTCCGACGAGTCGAGGAACGTCTTGACGACACCGTGGCCCTGGTGCCCCTTAATCTTGGTGACGGAGTCGTCGGAGGTGAGCTTGAACCCATCCTCACTAATCCACCCGACGTTGGTGAGACCGGTCACGCCGGAGAGGTCCTGGGTGAGTGACGTGACCTTCTCGCCGAACTTCTCGACGTAATCACCCAGCCAGAGCGCGTCATTGTCGGACGAGAAAATGAGTGCATTGTCAGCGTTAACAGCCATTATTTGTTCACCTGTGTGCTGTAATTGTTAATGTTGCAGTCGCCCTCGCCTGAGACGTGTCCGGATCGGGCATTTCTATCGGATAGGATGATTGTACCATCACTATACCATCCCGATAGTTCGGCATAGTGTGCGCCACATTCACGGCTTCGCACGCAATTTTCATCGCCTCACCAGACGACTGCGCATAAGCGTCGATCGTCTCCAACGCAGTACAGAGCGCTTTCTGCGTAACCCCGGTACCCCCGGTAGAGAGGACTCGAACGAACGCGGCGGGGCGGTCCGGACTCTCGGGCCTACGGGCCACAATCGGCACGTTCATGTGCGTGGACAGGAAGTCCATGAGCCTCTTTTTTATGTCCGGCACCGTGGGGGCGCGATCATATGTTGGGCTCATTTCCCGCCACCCATTGTGAGGCCAATCGCACGCTCCAGCGTGTGCTCCCTCATTTGTTTGCGCATTGCGGCAATGGTGCGCGCTCTAACATATCCGCGGGTTCGATTTCCGTGCGTCGTCTCACCCTCGAACCCACGGCCGGCGGCGTTGGCTACGCGCCCCGTCTCAAGCGCAATCGTCCGGGCCACGTCGGGTCCGCGCAGAAGATCGGCGACACCATCCCTATTGAGCTGAAATTTTACTTTCGGCATTATTCGCCCACCTTGTCTTCGTTGGCGCGAATCTGCACCACCATCCCCTTAGGATAGGGTGAAGGGCGGCCCTCGACACGGTATTCTATACCGTCCACGATAAGGTGATCTTCCGCGGTCACGTCGATTGTAGTATTCCGCCAGTAAATGGCGGCTGGCACGGTGACGGGCATTGCCCCAGCACTGATCGGCTCAGTAGACGTAGCCGGCGCAAACACGGCGGGCGGCAAGGAAATGTTCTCCCACTGCCCCGGCACAGGGTTACCATACTGGTCTTTCGACGCCGGACCTCGCCTACGCCGCGTGACAGGCACATACCCTGAAAGCATCACGGCTCCTGCCAGCTAATCGCATTAATATCTTCGATCATCTGATCGGTGACGGATCGCATATCATAATCCTGTAGGAGGTCTACCTCGAACGCGCCGCCCGAGCCGCCGAGAGCGTCTTTTTCCTCGCGTTTCAGGTAGAGGCCGCCTTCAGGATTCTGATACGTGAACTGATCACTAAACGGGCCGGTCGTGTGCGATTCCGATGCGATAATCCCGTGCGGCTCGGAGTAGATTCCGCCGCCACTGTCTGTGACGCCGCCGATAGCATCTCCGCCCTGCATTGCGCGACGCACTACAGCGCACGCCACTCGCTTTCGTGTGCGAGGCGTGGCAGATTCCCAGCGGGGGCATTTCGACACGATAAGGTCGGTTGCGTCGGCGAGGAGTACGTCGGCGCGAATACGCTCATTGTCAGAGAGTGCCCGCCACCTGGCCTCTAGATCTTCGACCGTGGCGAACGGAATAATATCCTCGGGAATCATTTTACCGTCTTTCTAGGGCGGCCTCGTCTCCGACGGGAGGTAGGTGCTGGCGGGGCAGTACGAGAGGAGGTGAGCTCGTCTGCCCCGCCAGCGTCATCATTCTCAGGGGTGATTTCGTCGTATTCGTCTCCGAGCGCCACATTGTGGTCGTCTGCGAGATGGATCACAATGTCGTGGTCTCGGTGTTTGTAGGATCGCATTTTCGGAATCGCCCCTGGGAAAAATTTTGTTTGGGATGGATTGTGTTTTGTTTCTTTATGGCGATTTTATCAGGCGCCGGCCTTGGTCTTAATCGTCGCGAACTTGTCCGGGAAAACATACCAGGCGTACAGAATCTCAAGCCGCAGAGCAATCTGGTTGCGCCTCTTCAGGTCACCCTGGCCGTCCGGGTCGCCGAAACGAATGATCTCGAGCGGCAGAGACCGCTGAATCCCCCACCGAATACCGTCAACGAAATCGCCGACAATGCCCTCAACATTGGTGGCGACAGTGGCCTCGGGCTTGCCGGCAACCGTGTTTCCAGCGGCGGCCGGGAGGCCCATGAAGTTATCAATGTCAACACCGAGGCCGATCTGCGGGTAACGCGGCGTACCCGAAGGCGACCCGTCAGCATTCTTAGTCTGAAGGCTACCGAGCGCCCAAACGGCGGACGGCGCAAGCGCAAGGCCAGTCGGCGTAATAGGCGCGGCGTTGTCATTAATGAGGAGTCCAGCGGCCTGGCGGATCACCTGGTCCATCTCCGTAGTGCCGATCTCGACATTCTTGGTGGTGGAGGTCAGGTAGTTGGTCCACGCGTCAATAACAGCGCCGGTCAGCGGGTTAACACGGTGGTAAAGGCCGAGATCGAGAGCGCGGGAAAGCGCCTCACTGCCCTTCTGGGCGAGCTGGTTGAGGACGTCCAGCTGATAGTCCTCGTCGGCCCACTGAACCTCTTCGTTGAATCGCATAGTGACCTGAGCCTTGTGCGGCTTAGCGGTCACATAACCGAACTCACCAGACGTGGGCGCCTTCTCGGCGCCCTCGTCAACGAACTCGGCGCGCGGGAAATTATCGAACGTGATAATGTCCACGTCGCCGAAAGTCATGGGAATTCCACCGTTGAGCTTGGCGACGGTGGAGAGGGTCTGGGTGCGAGTGATGATCCCGTTGGCGATCTGCCGAGGCATGAGGACCTTCGCCTTGCCTGAATCAAACACGGCCATTTTGTTGGTTTCCGTTTCTTTCTAGTATTTTATCTTTTGGAATTGCGGCTGTACTTGTGTCAGTCGCCGGCGAAAACGTTCCGAGCGAACTCTGCAAGATTTCTGCCGTCATTGTTGGGCGTGGCTCCGGCCTGTGGGACCACGGGGGCGACGGACGGCTTGGCGTCGTGCAGCGCCTTGGCGATTGCGGCTGCGTGCGCGTTGATTTCGTCCTCGGTAGTTCCTCGGATCAAATCGGCGCTAATACCGTGCTCGGCGGCCGCGTTAGCGGACCATTCGCGAACCTTGGCGGCGGTTTCGAAGTCTGCCACCTTTGCCTTTAGGGCCTCAATTGTGGCATCTTTGTCGCCGATTGCCTTGGCGAGTTCGTCTCGTTCGTTGGCGGCGCGCCGATTCTCTTTGGCGCGATTCTCCCACTTACGGGACTCGCTCTTCCAGTCGATTTCAGGCTTACTAGCGGCAGCGTTGTCCTCATTCTTGGGGGCGTTGCCGTCGTTAGTGGCGCTATTGTCGGCCGGCGTGTCGCTTGCAGCGTTATCGCTCATTGGGCGTTTCCTATATTTTGACCGTGCGGTTATTGTGATGTTTCAGGCAACTACTTTTGGGCTTTGCAGCCGTCCTTCAGTGGCCTTTGTTTATGCATTGTAGCACAATCATTCGATCGGCCTAGTGCGCCATTCTGCAAGCTCCTCCTGGTGCGTGTCTATCCACGATGAGACGAGTTCGCGGTGGCGTTTGCGTCCTTTGTCTGTTTTGTGTCTGGCTGCGAGCGCGTATGCTTTTGCCGGCACTTCCCGAGAGGTCGGGTCCCATGCGGGGACCGCAACACATTTGCAATTGTCGTGCGCCCCGAATGACGCGGTCCCCTGACTGCGGTAGTAGCATTCGTTCATTGTGAGCATGACGCAGAAATTGCATGCTTGATGGTTGCGTGTTCGTCTTTCCCAGCCCATGGCTTCCGGGTCGGCCCATGTCATGTCTGCAATTTGCGAGCGGGCGCCGTCGCTGACGTATCGGATGAGCGCCCCCGTCAAATAGGATAGGGCAATGTCGGGGTTCCCGGCGTATAGTGCGCCCGCACTGAATCTGACACTGTCGTCTATTTCACCCTGTGGAGTGAGCGACGCTTGTACCGTAGGGGCATCGCCTGGAATGTCCTGGTCTAGGCGCATGTCTCGATACCATTCGTCGGCGATTGCGGCGGCTGCACTACCGTATTGGTCGACGAGGGCGGGCATGATTTCGAGCAGAAGATCGCGCGCCTGTTCGGGGCGTTGTCTAGCAGCGTGGGCCCAGAGTGTGTGCAAATCATTTTGGGCAAGCGTGACGAGCGAGTCTATTGCTCGCCCGTACGCCCCGATTTCTGCGGTTGACAGCATAATAGTGTTAGTTTATTGGTGTTTTGGTGCCGCCGGGCAGTTTGATGTTGCGCTTAACCCTGTTCTTTGTATTGGGTGCGTTATTAAGGTTCAGGTTGCTGCCGTTGCCGCCACTATTATTGGCGGCATCGTCGGCGTTATCGTCACCATTATTGTTGGCCGCATCACTATTAGCGGCGTTCTCTCCGTTCTCGTCCACGGTGTTCTCGTTATTCGTGGCGGCAAGAGCACGATCGAGTAGAGACACCGCATTCTTTTTACGATTTTCAGCGTTAATGTCCGCGAGGTCGTCCTCGGTGAGTCCGGCACGCCGCATGAGAGTCTGCGACTCCTGCAACGACGGGAACGCGGACACCATTTTGACCGCGAAATCGGCGGCAGATGACGGCGAGGAATAGCGGGCGGGCGTCCACTTCACGGAAGTTTTCCACGACTCCTGCGGAGGCTCGTCGAGTTTGTCCCGAACCATAATAATGTTCTGCAGCGTGCGCCGCAATGGTGCGCTGAAAATGCGCCACTGGTACTCGGCTTCGTCCGCGAGCGCCGCCTCAGCTGCCTGCATCGCCTCAGCCGAGGCGGGGTTCTCCGCGAATACTCCGATAGCGGACTGAGGAAGATTTGTGGCCGCACACAAATTCTGCGCCAGCTGACGGTACATTTCCAGGTGAGGGCTCATGGTCATTTGTGAGAATTGCCCAACCGACGGGATATCGCCGTTTTCGTTCGGCTCCAGAACTTGGACGCGGGCCATGATTGCGGACCATCGGTCCTGGCCGGCGAAATCTGCTCTTTCCGCACCGAGCACGTACCGTTGCGGGGAGGAGAAGAATTCGGCGGATGTTTCCGCACGGACCATTGTCCTCACCGCCGCGTCCGTGAGATATCTCACTTCACGGGTGATTCGTGAATGCCCCAAAGGGCGGTTCAGTTGCGGGTCGTAGCAGAGTGCTTCGACGAAAATGCGGTTGGGTGTGTCTCCGAGCTTTTCGGCTTTCCAGCCGCCGCCGTTCTCTTTGACGTCGATTCGCCAAATTGCGGTAGGGGTGTGCATGATGGCGCCGGCCGGTTGCCCGTATTTGTTGGTCTGATCAATTGTGAGGGCGGCCTCAATTATGCGACGCCTAGTGTCCCATAGTGCTGCGGACCATTCTGCGTCGCGGGCCTGCACGACGACGGGCGGCTCACCAATGGTCTCGTCCCCCCGCGTCACGGTGAGCAGCGAGAAAGAATGCTTATAGGCAGACGTGATTGCTTGCGCGAGATCAAGATCATAATTGTTCGCGGAGAGTATTTCGTTTGCTTCGAAAGCGTCCGGGGCGCCGTTCAGGGAGTAGCCTTCGAATACGTGCCGGCGGGCGAGCATGGTGACGACTTTCTGAGGCCACCCCAACGCGGCTTTGGTGCGCGTCATTTGCGGCGGAATACTAATACCGAGGTCCTGGAAAGCGCGGTGGCCGTCATAGTAGACAGACAAAAGCTTGTTCTTGTTCGCATGCTGCTGCCATTTCTGCCACAGTTGCAGGAATGTTACCCGGTCGTCGTCGGGGAGTCCGGAAATGCGTGTGGGTGCCGGCGTAGCATTAACGAGTCGTCCGTCGTCGGGATAAATTTCAGTCATAGGAACAGTACTCCGCCGCCACGATCATTTCTACTATTGGCGTTTCCGATTTTATCATAAGGCCTATGGCGAGGCCTTCTTTTTGTTGTACGTGCCGCCCACATTGCGAGCGTGCACGCTTCTAGGCCGGCTACTGTTGCTCCAGGCGGTGCTTGTAGCGCCCATCCGCCGGACGTTCCGATCGGACGCGGCGTCGCAGACGCGGCCTCGGTTTTCAGTTGCATGTCGTCCAAGTGTGTGATTGTGTTTTCGCGTAGTGAGGCGTCTAGCATGCTGTAGGCGTCTATGATTTGCGTGATTGTGGGCGTGATGATGACTTGCGGGCGTACTCCGATTGCTCTTAGTCTTTCGATTGTGTCGCCGGCGCCATATTTTCCGTCTACGATGATTTGCGCCCACCTGTCCCTGGTGTCCGCAATGTAATCAATGATCCATTGTGTGCCTTCGTTCATGCGGCGCACGCCTTGGTGTGTGCAGAGTTCGACGTGTGTGGGTGTGTTGGCTTTGTGTCCTGCTCTGGCTAGGGCGCATGTTGACCCGTCGGGTGCGAATCGGATTGCGGCGCACCATCGCATGCCGGATGGTGTGTTTTCGGGTCGTATTGTGGCAGTGTTCCATGCGACGGGGTCGATTGCGAGCCTGTCGTTGGCGCGGTCCCATATTCCGAGGCCTTCACGGCGAAATGACTCTTCGCCGAGCTGTCTGCGCATTCTTAGAATGGCGGATTCGGGTGTGCGGCGAGGGTATGATGGGTTTGCTTTTTCCCATTGTTTCCTGTCGTCGCTGTTAGCGTCGTAGTCGGCGGCTAGTTCGAGGTAGAGGCCGTCTTTTATTTCTCCTTGCAGGGCGAGGTTCCGGAATTCGCTGAATGCTTCGGACGGGTCTTTTGGTTTTGGTGGTGTCCCGATTTTGATGATGAGCGGATCCGGGGCGGTGTTTGTGGCGGGGATCATGTCGTCTAGTGCGGCTGCGCCCAGGATTTGGGCTTCGTCGAAAAGAATCATGTCTACGCCGTGGAATCCGCGTCCGAATCCGCCTTCGCGGGCTCCGAATAGGATTCTCGATCCGTTGTTGAAGAGGATGGCTTGCTGCCCGTTCGCTTGCCGTATCTTCTGAACGTATGGGACGATATCGGGGATTTGTGCCATTCCTTTCATGTCGTTGAATGTTTCGTCTGCGGTGCGTGTGCGGTGTGCGGTCCAGAGGATGAAGTAGTTTGGGTGGAGTGTGGCGAGTGCGAATGTTAGGCCGCCGATTGCGTATGTTTTGCCGGCCTGTCTGGGGATGGAGGCTTGGATTCCGTCGATGCTGGCGGCGTAGTGGCCGTCGTTTCGTTTTGCGAGGATTGCTTTGAGCCAGTCTTGCTGCCAAATGTCGAGGGGGTATTGCATTTCTTGGAGGCGGCGTTGGACTGGCGGCCAGGCGGTGTGTGTGATGTTTTCTGGGAGGGTGAGGTGGGCGGCGATTTCGGATAGGTGTTTTTCGCTCATTTTTAGATGCCGTCCCAGGTTTGTGTTTCGTCCGGAAGGTCGGTGGTGTTGGGGGGTGTGTTTTCGTTTTGTGTGGTGGCGAGTTGGTCTGTGATTTGTATGAGTTGTGCTGTGAGTTTTGTGAGTGTTGTGTCGCCTGTTCTGGGGTCGTCTATGACGGTGGCGATTTTGTGTGCGAGTGCTTGGCGGATGAGAGTTGGGTTGTTTGTGTTTGTGGCGTCTGTGATGGGGGTGGGGGTGTTTGGTTCGTATACGGTGATTGTGGTGTTTGTGTGGGTTGTCATGTTTCCTATTATATGTGGTGGTGTCGGTCATGTTCCTGCGGGGTTTTCCACAGGTGGGGAGGGATGGGCAGACCTTCGG